CAACTGTTGACGGGATTGTGGTGTATGCAGTGTCGGCAGGCAGGTACAAAGATGCTGTGCCAAACTTTTTAATACTTGTTGATAATTGAGCTGTGCCTACTGTCGTGATAGTGACGTTATTACCACTACTATCAACAAATGCAGTCGCGCCATTCGTGCCGTCAAAATGGCCTAAGAATTTAACTACTCCACTGGTACTGGTGTAGACGTAAGGATTAATTAACATCATGCCCGTGTACCAATCAATACCACTTTCAATCCTTTAGCAGTACCATCACCAATTTGGTCAATATCAATCGTAATTTCAGCATCATCGGATAATGCCGCATCGCTGATAACTGCTGCGGCTGCTGCTGTCGTTGATGTTTTTTCGGTGTTGTCTATTGTTAGTTTGGTGCTAAGAATGGTTGTTCCGCTTTCGTTAATGTCAACAGTAAAAATAGATCCGCTTGTTTGTGCTGTTGTTAGCGAAGCCCGTACCGCTGTCAATGTAAAAGCGTAAGGCATACGAAATGTCACCTTAGCTGTACCCGTTGTTAATGCTGTTGTCTCATCACTAGCTGCTAATATAATCGACTCACCGCCGTTGCTGAATGTCTTAATTGCACTAAGCAAGGCTTTAACATTGCCACCGCTTTGAACTAACTCTACATATTCTGTACCTGCCAGTGTACCGTTTGCGCCTAAATCACTAATTTTCTTGTCTGTCATGTCATCCCTCTAATAGTCTGTAGCTGCCATCTTCTAATAGTCTTGTGCTGCTGTCCTCTAATAACCTTAAGCCGCTTCCGCCCAAGTATTCAATCTCATAGCTGACACAAATAGGTAAAGGAATGATGCTGCCAATACTACTCAAACCCCTCAAGAAATACTCTTGTAGTGTTGTTAGCGTAGCGTAGTGTGTAATCTTTAAATGTGCGTTACCCATTTCTACTATGCTGCTGTCTGTTCTACCAACGATATAATTAACAGCGTCAATAACACCTTGAGGAGTAGTATTTGAAGTGTTAGCTACAATTCTAGCTTTAATAATAAAACGGTAAGTATCATCATCTACTTCAAATGAAGCACCCTCACTATCAGAGATTGATTTCCAAGTTCCACCTAAAGCTGCATCGTATAAACTACCAAATGTTTGTGCTTCTGTTGCCCCATCAAAACCAAAGAAGGGGAACAACGAGAAGTCAACTAACACTCTTGGCTGACCTACAATAGCCCCAATCATGTCTAGTTGACTACCGACTGCCGTCTCTAAGCTTCTAAGGCCAATCAAGTCTTGAAGCATATCTTGTATTTCAGTAATTTCTGTGATAAAGATATTGATATGGGCATCAAAAATTGGTTTATTCTTAAACTGTTGTGTATATCTACTTCTCGCTTGCGTAAGGTAATCTACTTCTGTTATACTGCCCATGAAGCCTCCTTACACAAACGATACTAAGATATTAGAAGCTGATATATTGACAATCTCGTTATAATCAACAGATATGTTGCTTGTTCCTACAGGAGAGGCACTTGTGCCAATTGTCATTCCACTGACGTAGAAACCGCCTGTAGCACTGTTGATTGGTGTGTACAACCGACTGTATAAAACATCTTCACCAATACCAAGTGTACTTAGATAATTGACTAAAGCTGTACGGATTAAATCTTCGCCGTCTGTTGGGAATGAGCTATCAACAGAGATTGTTAATGATATATAAATTGGCAAGTCTGTTGGGCGGTCAAATGATATATCGTGTAATATGCCTTGACTATCCGCCACACCTGTTGTAACTGTACCATAGCTTAAAATACCTGCGGGTTTGTTATCCCATATAGCTTGTGCAATCTCTGTAGATATTCCGCCCAACACAATCGGGTAGAAGCTGTGTGCAGGGACAGGTGGTGATACGAAAGCTGTGTCTGTTTCATTCTCGTAAATAACAATCTGCTTAACACCATCAAGTTTTAGCACAGAGGCGTAAATAGCTTCGTATGTGTTGCTACCGTCTTGGAACTTAGCTTGTAAGAAGCGTAAGCGTAGTTCAGCATCAGTCTCAACCACTTTACCTGCTATAGCTGCAAAGGGGTTAGTAACAGTATCCCAACCAACTAGGGGGGATTGAATTGTTTCAACAGTGTTAACGTCTTGTAGATTAACACCTGTCTCTGTACAAGTAGCTAAGGTTTGTTTCTTAGCTTTATTGATTGTAAATTGTGTTGCTACAAAGTCACAAGCATAGTCTTGGTTTGTTACTTGAACAAGTAAGTCTGCACCAACTAATGTAGCTTCAATATATGTAGAGTGAGAGGCATTAACAACACCCATCAATCCGTTGACAATACTAGAAGTAGTAGCACTAACACCGCTAGTATAAGTAACAGTAACGGGATTAAGATTGCTGCCAAGTACCTTATAGGTAAAAGAATAAGCTGTACTGTCTGCCACAACCGTAGGGGTGATTTGGATTGCAGTTGCACCTGTTTCATTTAGAACTACATCCTCCTGAAACTCAAACACTTTATTTGTGTTGGCACTACGAACATAGCTACCAGTTGGAATTGTTACGCCATAAGTACCTTTGCTCACTAACAATGCTTGTGAGGCTGTAGCTGTGTTACGAATAACACCACCTAACGCACAAAGCTCTTCTAAGGAAACCCCTGTAGCTTGGTTAATATCAAACGAGCTATACACTTGCTGACTTGTTTCCCAGAGCTCTGCTAGTGGTTCAGCAATAATCTTAATCCATCTTCCTAGTACACTATTGTCTGTTGTATCTAGTACATCACCTGCGCCTAAGAAACCACTAAACTCTGTGTTAGCACTTGCTTTAAGAGAGGAAATAATATCCGTTAATCGTTTAACACTAAACCCTGTCGTGCTTAATCCTGCCATATCCCTCTCCTTATTTATACCTATACACCAATTGAAGCAGTCAGAGTGGAATAGAAACCGTCAACGGTTCTCACTGTAAACTGAATTGTAATCTTTCTTGTTGTCTTATCGACTACGCTACTGTAAGCTGTAATCTGCAACACTTCTTGTTCTTTTAATATCTCAGCTTGAATGATTGCATCAACAGCAGCTTTAGACCTATTCTTACCAGCAATTTGATTGAAGTAGTCGATACCAATAGTACCATCTAAGAACCATTCACCCTTAAATGTCTGTAATCTAATCTTTAGGCGTTGAGCTAAGTTTTCAGATGTTGTAGTAGTGAAGGTTGGCGTTGTAATCGTAGCCGTTGTTGAGAGAAGGACATCCCCTGTCTCATCGTTTAGTTTGATGTCCATTTATTCTCTCTTTTTTAGATTGTTGCAATTGTAGCCAAGTTCCAAGTGTAGTATAACCCTGTTACAGCGATGTTCCCTGTGTATATAGAGTTGCCTAGCACGTTAAACGCGCCTATCACGGATGTAGCCCCTGTAAATGTGGATGTACCTGTTACACTTAGATTACCAATAATATTCATATTAGCATTAGAGACAATTGGGGTAGGGCTTGACATTGTAACAGCACCAGCTAGTGTGGTAGCACCAACGACATTAAAACTTCCAACTACGTTTACAATTGGGCTGACTATTTCTACTTGGAGTGGTGACGTTATCTGAACCTTCCCTGTAGGGTTCATTCTCACTTCACACTCTGTTGGTAAACCTATGTTATGTGTCATCACCATGTCATCAACATTGTGCGTTAAAGTGCGCGTATCGGGGTTATTAATTGATTTTGAGAACGGAGAAACACACGGGATAGCAATAGCATCTCTTTTATCAAAGCTACGCATATCGATAGGGTCATGTGCTGACGTAGCTCCACTTTTAAATACATCTAACCCTTTCTGACTAAACACAAGGAGAACATTATCCCCTTGATTGATTGGGAATGTTAAGGCTGAGGTTGAGGAACTAGGGAACTGAACAGGGACGGAAAGGATTTCAGGATATGCCATTATCTCGCCGTCAATGTACTTCTTATTAACTACAGGTTGTACGTCAATGCGGCACTCATTAAGCTTACTAACATTAGTAACTTCTGCTACCATCGTCACATAAATATCAGACAATCTAAAATCAATCTGAGAATTTAATATCGTTTCTAAACTGTTTTCCATTATACTAAATCCTTGACGTTATCGCCCCATATCTGCATAAACCACTCACCACCTCTTGTATCACCGCTATACTTAATAGTTCTAACACGGTAGTAACCACTAAGTTTTGTTTTAGTGCTGTCAAGACGTATCAAGCTGTTAGGTTTAACAGAGGGGTTTAGTAATGCTTTCAGTTCAATGTTTGAGCGTTGAATCTTTCGTGTTGTTTGTTTACGAGGCTTGCCACTTTTGGTTGGCTTTAGTTCCTCTGTAATATCTACTTCGTTGTCGTTTAGCGGTTGTTCAATAGCTTGTGACACATCTTCTGTATGAGTGTAAGGTATATCAAGCAACCCACTCTCTTGTGATAACACGATAGCTGTTTCAACATTCTTGTTAGGCGAGACACTTCGTTTGTCTTTAACTGTTAATTTGCCTTCTAGTATTGACCACTCTAAATCGTTTGGCTTACACAAGTCATCAAGGATTTGTTTCAGTGTTCCAGTTGCAGGATAGCCGAAAGTGAGTGTTCTATCTGTGTTGCCACTAGCAATCACATCAACTTCTAGGTTATTATTCTCAGCAATGTTTTGAATAACAAAGCCAATTGTTACACCTTCGGGGTAAGTCTTGTGAACCTTAGTTCCGTTAAGTATTTTAAATCCGTCAGCAATCTTGAAAGTTGTTTCAGTATCAACACCAACTTTCTTTGTCATAATCTGTACAACATCACCTTTGAGTAATTGCTGTATGCTACCAACATAACCTACAGCTAACGTGGCAGATAAGGCCATTTGTTTATCGCTAAATCTGTCTAGCGTTGTTTGAGCTAAGTTATAAACCTTCACTTCTGCTGAGTTGTTTTTATTTGCGTGGTCAACATTTTGTTGGATGTCAAATGATAACCGTAATTCTGTTATTGTGAAAAGTTTTCCATTATCACGGTCATATAAAGTGAGAACATAATCTCTTTGAAATTGATACATTCTCACCTCTTATTAATAAACTACTGTGTAGAAAAGAAAATAATAGTCTTTCCAGTTTTTAATCGTAT